CCGCAAATTGTTCCTGCATTTGTGCGGCTTGAATTGCTCGCATCAATCCTAATTGTTTTGCTAATTCTGCATTTCCATCAGCATATGCTCTTACTACATCAGCGTATGCACGTCCATACTCTAAAGTTAAACGAGTACTTTCACTAGCAAGTACTCCTTGTTCAACATTGGTATTTAATAATTCACGTTGTAAATCGGTTTGACCACCAATCATTTGAGTGAAAATACGTGCGCCAAAGTTTGCACTAGTTAAAAGTATGGCATTTATCGGATTTTCTTTACTGACATCCAAGTCAGCAATACCGCCACTGGCTATCAATGCAGTCAACTTATTAAAAGTAGTGACTGTATTCTCGAATACTGCGGCAAGTTGTTGGCCAGTAATTGTCGACATGATTTCAGCATTGGCCGCCATTTGGTCATATGCTTTTGCCGTAGTATTTAATCGAGCATTTAGTACATCAACAGTAATACCTTGTTCTGCCAACACTTGCGTAAGCATACGGATTTGCTTACTTGCATTTCCTGATGCTTTTGCAATTTCATTGATGTCAGATGCTGGAAGCTCAAAACGTCGGCGCAGTGATACTGGGTCGCCCGAAAACAATTCTTGCAACGCAATCGTAGCACCCTCAATACCTTGCACTGGGTCACGCAAGGAAAGAAGTTGACTAATTTGATTTAATTGCCGAACGTCAACACCTTCCGCCAAAGAAATCTGTTGAAACTTCAACATACCGTTCAAGTTATCGTTAATTGTTCCACCAAATGCCATTTGGTTTTTGATGGCTTCTCGAACAGTACGTGAATATCGCTCGGTTGCACTATCAAGTGTGTTTACACCTTGATTTGCGGCTACTGCTTGAATCGTTGCTAATTGTTTTGTAACACTATTGGCTTGATTGATGGCTACAACTAAATCATCAAATGCCATTTGCACTGTACCAAGCGCAAATGTCATACTATTAAATATGGAAATCAATCCCATAAAATTAGACAAAGCAGTTGGGATTTTCATTTTTGCCATTGGTGAAGATGTAGCACCACCAGTGCCAATACCACCTGACAATGAAGATGCAAGTGATGGCCGTGGCGCAACAGGTGCTGACGGAATTAAACTGCCAGCACCAGTACCAGCACCAGCACCAGCACCAGTACCAGCACCAGTACCAGCACCAGTACCAGCACCACGCATAATTCGTGTAATTAAAGTTGATAGACCACCGCCTGCGCCACTAGCACCTACACCACTTAATGCACGACTAATTGCAGTGGTAATGCTTGATGCAATTTTTGGGCCAATATTTGTAAATGCGTTTGATATAGAGCGCAATGGCATATTCATCATTGCATTCATTTGCTGTTGCATTGATGGCCGTGCCGATAACGGTACTTGTAAACCGTTAGCACTTTTATTCATAGTTATCAAAGATTCAACATCTTTAATATGTTGACGTGTTTGTTTAATAATATGTTGTATGTCACTTGGGATTGTGCCAGTAGTTTTCTTTAAGTTTTTGGCACTCTCATTTAATGTGGCTAAATCACGTTTAAGACCTGCTAATTGTTGAACATATTCGTTTGGCTTAAATGATGGTGGCACAGCGGCATTAGGGTTAATGCCAATAACATTTTGTACAATGGATGATGGTGTTCCTCCATATGTTCCACCACCATAACCTCCACGTCCACCACCAGTGTTTGGCGCAAAAAACATTTGTGGGCGACCACCCATGCCAGGTACGCCAAATCCAGTTGTTGCTGGCCGTGCTTGATATGCGCTGATTACTGGTTGTGAAATAGATGGGGTAGAAACAGATTCTACTGCTTTTGCAACACCACTTGATGCAGACGCAATTTTTTCCATTTGCGTTGCAATCGCATTTAATTTTAGATTTCGGAAAACGCCAAATACCCTTTCCAAATTATCAGGATTGATTTCTGACATTTTGGTAAGTTGACGGTTTATAGCCGACAATCCATTTTTGGCAGTGTCATAATCAAGATTAGTTAATTTGGAAAGGGAATTGACGATGCGATTAACTGGCCGTGATGCTGTTTCGGCAGTAGCTCGCAATTCATCTAACTGATTTGCAATAATGCGAATCTGTGCCGATAGTAGATTCTCGGCATCAAATACAACTGAAAACTTGTTGTCAGTCATGATTATCCTTTCAGTTGTCGTACTTGATTTTCAATTCGCATACAAGTCAGTAGTGGTGCGATGTTGTACCACGGCTCTGCTTCTAGCACACTAGGGAGTACATGAAACTCCCTGCAAAGCCGCAGTACAAGCAACTCATATGGCATTGCTCCAATTCCAGTATGAAGGTGTGCCATCAAACGGAATTGGAGGCTTTTCCCGTTTCATCTTTTGGGTCGTCGACTTCATAGAATTGCTCATATATCTCACCGTACAAAGTGCCAAACTCTGACAATGGAATATGTTCTACTCCGCCCTCTACTACTTTATCAAACCACTCAATGATGTCTTTGTCGTTCATTTCTCCCTGACGAATCGCCCACATTGTCTTCATGTCTTTCAATGTGAGAGTACTTCGTTTTAACTTATACAAATACTCTTTTTGTGGCTTGTTCGTAGTCATTACGTACCGCTCCCACCGCTCGTATTATTCGCCGAAGTCTTCTGTACGCTCGGCGTTCGTACCGTAAACATACCCATAACTGGGCCACCAGCACTTGCATCTACCGCAGGATAGGTGTTGCTGGTCAAACGTGCAGGCGAACCAGTAATTGGGGTACGGAACATGCTTACCGTTCCGGTAGTACCACCAGCTGGCGTCCACCGCACATAGATTTTAGCACCATTCTCGTAATCCTCAAACGCCGCTCGTGCCAACTCAAAGGCTTCCGTTGCGCTTTCAGAATAGACAATGTTAAACTGCAATTCCATCGGCGTTCGCTTACCCGTGGTGATAATGGCAGTATCACCATCCATAGTATACGCTTCACCGCTGTTTCGTGATTGTTCCGTATTCTGTACACTCTGAACAGTACCCGAAATATCACGCCAAACCGACAAATCAGTGCTGATTTCGATACGGGAAATAGCACCCGAAATTGCACCAGTAGTCTGTGCCATAGTCTTTCACCTCGTTATACGATTTCACGAAGAAATACTTGCATCACTACACCATCATATGCTCTTCCCGATTGTTCAGGGTATTCCAGTAATTCGGTTTTGCCTGATACCCGTAAAATCACATATTTACTTGTAGCAATAGCCCGAACAGATGATGCGTATTCTCCCATGTATCCATACACATCGAGTGAAACAGTGCCTTGATTGATTCCAGCATTTACCGCACGATACAGCATAATATCGGTAATTACCCAGTCAGTACGTGTGGTAGTGCTTCCTAGAGTAACACGTACTGATTCGCCAATCTCGATACCAGCATTTCGATGGTCAATAAACCGATACGGCAAATTAACTGATTCAATATTGGAACGTATCGTGTTGTTGTATTTGGCAGTAATGCCATTTACCGACATGTTCGCAATACTCTGAATGATTGTACCAATTTGGCTCATACTAACCTCTGATACATATCCAGTATTTCTATCACATCTTTAGGAAGTTGATTCGGCTGGACAACACCTTGATTAGTAATGATAGCCCTATCCAAGTCAGCACTAACATCTTTTTGACGATACAAAATATACGCCAATCGTTCAGTTGCGTATTGAATAGAAATTGGTGGTGTAATGGAATATCCCCATCGGCCAGTGACTTGAATAGCCGCATCAGGAGAGTTGTTCCATGTAAAGGTAACGTTTGAGCTTAACTTTAGACGAATGCCATAATACGGTTTTTGATTGATGGGAAGTGTAATGTAATCCGTTGACGGAATTACCACACCATCACCATTCGTAACTGTAGTGATTTGGCAAATGTCATAACTATTGAAGTAAAATGAGCGGTCGTAATAATAATTATATTGCGACAACATATCGGGAAACAAAATATTGTTATACGTATAATCAGTAACCGCATCAAAGCGATAAGTGCTATCACTTGATACCTCAAAAACACGAGATGTATACCGTTCAACGATGTCTTGTGCATACAAGATAAACTTGGTCAGCAACGCATCTTCATCGTTTGTTGTAATCTTCAATGTGTCTTTTAGTGACTGCAACGTAATGTACATTATAATTGTTCCTTGCGATGCAAGTTATCACCCATATAATCAGGATACACGATATATCGTGTTGATTTTGTCATTACATGGCCGCACATTACCCCAAAGTTGGCAAACTGCCCATATCCATTGGCTTGGCAATCAATACTAAAATACCAATCATTACTTGCGCCACCACGCTTCTCAAACTTTAAGTTTTGCAAAACGTGTCGTTGAATTAAGGTACACCCTAAACCAACACCAGCAACTTCCGCAATCTCTTGGTTTTTAGCCAATTTTGTTGCCCGATGAACATTGTCTTCTGTAATAGACAATCCCTCACTATCAGAAACGGTAACAAAAGCGTTCCAACGATGGTTTGGTAGTTGTCGCAAACAGTACACACCCATAGCCACATCAACATTCATATCTGCTAATGCCAAAATAGCGTGTGGTGGTACAATAATGTCATCTTCAATCGCCAAGAACATATCGCAATCAGTAGTAAGAAAATGCTGACGAGCAAGTTCATAATTATGCGTTACGTTGGTGTATCCATCTTTTGACGGTTGGTCGTGTTGGTATTCCACATACATGTGTGGTTTGCCCCACTTTTGGCGAGCTTCCCACAATGCTACATGCGTTTTACCAATCGTTCGCAATCGTGGCATAAAAATAAATAACTTGCTCATCAGCATCTCCCTTACTGAATTACGCTACAATCTGCTCAACAGAAGCCAAATCGTAATCACTGGCTGGCTCATACCGTGCAACACCAGCAAGTGCTACCACACCAAAAATTGCCGCACCGCTCGGAGTGGCTTCCATGCGAATGTACCGAACACTCTGTGCCATACATTCCTCGGAAGTAACTTCGATGATACCCTGCGTGTTATTATCGCCACTACCACTAAACGTGCTTGACGAAAACGTCTTGCCCGTCAAGGTGGTCGCAAAGGTGCTATTATCCGTACCACCCTTAATAACCGCAGTAATCGTGTTTGCGCCAATCGCACCAGCAGTAACCACAAAGATTACTCGGCGAAACAAACGCATGTCAATGCCATCGCTGTTCTGGGCAGTGCTATGACTGGCAGGGTCGATGGTGGCCACAATGGCCAAAGACTGGGAAAGCTGTTCAGTATAATGTGCCATGTTTGGTAAACTCCTAGCTCAACTTCACAAACGGTGAAACTTGGTACGAACCATCGGCAAGGGTAATCTTGTCGTTCAATGCAGGCTGACCATCAACACGGCTCGTTACTTTCATCACAATCTCATCGGTCAAGAACGCCACTTCGTTGCTGGTAGCAATCGTAGTATCCTTGCGATTGAGAATGTAATAAGCACTGCGGTCAATCAACAGTACATCACCTGCCGTGCCAAGTGCGGGAATCTTTTCAGTGTAGATTACGGGAATGCCAAGCAATCGGGTTTCTGGCCGCCCTTGCAAGTCACGGAGGAACGTTACAAAGTTGCCGCTGGTAGCAAGATTCATCAAGTCAGGCATAACGCTTTGGTGCATGATAAATACTGCACGACCAACAGATGCACTTGGCAAACGGGCAATCATGTTCTGTGCATCTTCAAGCTTAAAGCGACTTGAAGTGTTGCGGGTTACTGAATAGGTAGCAGGAGCATTCATAATACCCAACGGCTTACCAACGCCATCGCCATTAAAGAATGCGTAATCCTCAAACCATCCTTTGGCCTCGCCAAACTTCTGGATAAGCATTGACGACATTGCATCAGCATCGCTCAACAGCTCATCAGAAACTTGAACGTATGCGCCAAGCTTGTTGACCTTCAAGTCAATCATGTCAAGACGCATCGTGGTCTGCTGAATATTGCCACGCTCTGCCGTCCAATACAACTTAATGCCACCAAGCATAGCACTACTGCCATCAGGAGCAATCGTTTGGTCAATGCGAGGGGCTTTGTATTCCGACAACGTGGTAGGAATAACCGTAGCACCACCTCGAATTACTCCACTTTCAACAGCGTAGCCATCAATCATACTGGCATACTGTGGCGGAACAGCATAACCACCAAACTTGCCATCTGATTCGTATTGAGCTTTCGTTTCATAAATCGTACTCAAACGCTTAGTATCACCACGCAAAATGCTCGCAGTAAAGTCAGCAAAGTTTTTTACTTCCTTGTCAGCACTGCCACCATCGGGAGATACTACGCCATTCTTGGCAACAATGGGGTCGTTAAGCATGTTCTTCAACACGTCTGCCTTTAGACCATCCATTACATCAGTCTTGATGCTTCCCGAAATCATAGAAGCAAGTTTCTCGTAATCAATCAAAATGTCCGACATAGTAGTTAATTCCTCTTCTTGCGAATAATGATAAATTGCTGTTGTGGTAACGCATTTAACAATGCCTCTTGTTCCACCTTTTCAGCAGAATTGTTAATGATGTGAGTACGTGGGTCAGCAGGTGTAGCTGTAACGCTTAATTCACCAGTAATCCAACGCTTGATATTTCCTCTGTCACGTATTACTACGTGTGGCAAAGCACCCGTTGATAAACCAAGTTGACCGTTATCAATTAACTGCTTAATTTTTTCTGCATATTTGTGGCGTTTATCAATTTGGAATTGAAACCAAACGCCAACATCATCAGTTTTAGCATCAAGCACGCTACCGATTGGGTCTTTTTCACCATCAAGCGTATGGTCAAGAAATAATGGCATTCCTTTTACCGAACGCTCAAAACCAAATTGAGTATCTTTGGTAAAAGTGTCACCAGTTAAATCTTTACCACCAAACGCTACTCCCAATCCAGTATACACGTAATCACTGTTTTGGATAATGTTGTTTACTGGAAGTGATTTGACAAAATTGATGCTGGTATTCAGCAATTCCATCATTTCTTTTTCATGGGGGTCTTCTTGGTTTTCGAGTACGGATTTTGTTCCATCATTTTGTCCGTCTTCTTGGTCTTCTTGTCCATCTTCTTCATCAGAATCCTGACTTTCTAGTGAATCTTCACTAATAATGTAAAACCGACATATACCTTGTGATTCTACTTGGCCATACACAATGGCACAACCAGCACCACGAAAAAATACACATTCGGCACAGCACTTGCCGCCATTGTTTTTATTTTGAGAAGCATCTTTGTAATCACATCCATCAGCATCACTAGTCTGTTGAAATGGCCCATATTCCATTGTGATACTAATTAGTGATTTTGCTAATTCTTCTTGTAGCTCTGACAATTTCATATATTCACCTCACAACTACAATATCACTAAATTGCAATATTGTAAACATTACGTTCGATACGGTTTTCCGCCTTGTGCTTTGACCATCTTTTCATACAACGACACCATATACATACTGCCATATCTACTTGGCCATATGTCATACTTTTGACGTGCTAACCGTCTTGCACGTTTATACAATGCAGGATATGCTACTTGTTCGGGAACGTCAAAATTATCAACACTTCCAGGTATACGTTTTTTTCTCATAGTTTGTGGTTTTCGTTTTTCGTACCCTTGAATAAACTTACCACCACGATAATGAGAACGAATACGAAATGCTTTTGTTGAACCTTTATCAAGTTGCTTTACTAACCGTGATACCCAAGCATAAGCAGAATCTCCGCCCCATCCATGCCATGCCTGCCATCCTTTACCTTGTTCGCTCCATGTAC